CAAGGCAAACATCAGTACGTTCCCCTGTAGGTAGTGTCAGATATCCTTGATCACTTGCTTGAGTTAGGTCAAAAGAAGATACAAGTACTTTTGCTCCATTAGCTACAACTGAATAAAAGCTACTAATATCAAAGAACTGATGAAGTAACGTGCCAGTCAAAGTCCACTTATACCACGTGTTAGCAACACGTTCCTCTGAGTCATCAAAAAACTTGTATTGATATAACGTAGATTGACCAACCTGACCAATGGAGACCATTGACAAGGCCGGAGAAGCAATCATAGTATTAATAGTGCTTGGAATAAGCTCAGATACTGATGTTGTGATGTTTGCCATCACGGGTGGCGAATCTGATCGAATTCTTCCCAGTTCAAAAACTCGGCTATACAAATTTGTTTTTGAAACAAATGCAACAGTAGTGCCAAGTGAAACTGCTTCTACATCAGCGTCAGCTTCGTATTTACTAAGCGTGTTGATATTTGCAGTCTTTGGACTCAGGATGTCAGTAGCTTCGGTGCTAAGTAGGAACTGCTCATTCTGTCCAAATAAAATCAAACCTGTGTTGGTTGACTGGACATAGTTAAGTGTAACTGGTTTAGTCGAAGTAGCGGTAATATCAATCGGGTCATCATCAGTAACTGTCTGTGCCGTTGTAGCAAAGAAATTAAAGTAATCCCCGGCTCTACTCAGAATAACGTGTTCATCAGATAGAAAGCCTAACCTGTTCCTATAGAAAAATAGGTTAGTAATCGGGTTACCAATAAAGCTTGGAAGCGGGTTAGTATTGTCATCACCAACCGCACGATCCTCCCAAGTTACTGGTTCGTACCTAAAGGAGCCGTTTGCTTGCCTTACAAGCTGGTGTGGCATTGTCAGTGGATCTAGCTGGAAGGTGATACCTGGGCAGTTTGTTTCCTCCCAAACACCAGGGCCAAGAAGCTGGTTATTTGTGGTTGTAAATACAACCCACATGTCATCTACATCGACATCGGATGAATTGACAATCTTGACCTTATATCCATTGCGACACTGTAAAGGTAGTTTGCCTGCTGTTGAAATCTGATTCTGAAATACAAATAGACCCTCTTCCGCAGCTGAACCTTTTGTTGTAACTGTAAATGCTGAACCATGTGAGATGTAGATTCCAGGACCAATAGCATTGGCTGTGAAACCTGCTGCTCCGTTGATTGCAGTAGCAAGAGCTGTTGCGATGGTTCCTGCGTCAGTTACCCCACCAGTTACATCTTGAGGTGTTGTCGTAGTAAAGTTAGTTCCGTTTAGTGTAACTGTATAGTTTGCATTATATGCAACAATACTAATAACCACAAAGGCCTGGTGTGGTAACGCAGCAACAGTAGCTGCTGTCATAGCAGGCACCTTAGCTTTATTCAATACAAACGTATAATCGTTTAGCGTCAGTAGCTGAATATCATCAGCTGTGGCACCAGAAAGATAAGCGTTCGCTGGAACTGTTGTAATATTACAGTTGCTGACCTGTGTGTTGTAAGCTGAAGTTTTTGCAGCCTGATCAGTAACAGCATTATTGTAGTTTGTCTGAGCGGTCGTCATCGCGCTCAATGCTGTTGACAGTTGACCTGCAGTGTGTGTTGCCGCTACGGTTTGTACAAGCTCATAGATTCTAAAGTTCTGGCGCTCAAGAATCGGGTACTCATCCGTACGTTCAGTGCCTTGGCTAAATCCTGCTGGATATGTAATTACTCCCGTGCCTGAACCAAGTATGGCATTGTTTGATTTGATAAAATACTGATTAGTAACAGTGTTTTGAATAACACCTGATACTACTGATTGATCGTATTCTTCATCATAATCAGTATCTATGCTAAACAGTAATACTTGAGTAGTAGCCTGTCCGGCCAATGCTTGTGCGTAATTAGACTGCGCCGTATTTAACTCTGTTAACCTTGTCTTTGTAAGGGCTACAGCAGTGTTGTATTCGGTTAGCTTTGTTTGTAATGTAGCTATAACACATGTACCAGGCACGCCTGTGTTTGTATGCATATCAACAGCTCGTGGTGAGCCATCAATCAAACTCCATACACGAAACTTGTTGTCAGCATATTGAGCTACATACTTTTCGTTGTCATCCCTAAGGATAGAAAACCAACGTCCAGCTGTGGTTGCTTGGTATAGCTCAGCTTCAAAGTTTCCACCAGGACGCTTCAATAGACCTAGTGCATAATCAGGATACGTGTTGATGCTATCTACCAGTTGGCCTGGATATTTAAGATAGTCAGCTTGCTGAGAGATACCACCAAGGAAGTTGGGTATCCGTTGGGTAACAGTACTCATCGAATAAGTGCTTTATAAGGTTGATAACTATTGAAATTGTCTTGACCATCCCTCCACCCAAAGATGCTGTAATCTCCTTGATTACATTCATACTCCAAAGCCACTGCTCTTGTTTGCAGTTCTTGTTCCTGGAGTAGGGTATAAATTTCCTTATCTCCAACAAGTTTGACTGACACAAGCCGAGCAGCTCTTGCAGTAATGTAGTTTTGGATCGCAGGTGGCACATCGATAAAAGGGAACAGCCAGGTAATATCACACAAGACAGAATGATCCCACTCAAATGTATGATTCAGTCTGTCGTACAACTTACCATCACGTCGCACAGTGTCATACGAAGCACCGTACTTATCAGTATTTATATCGATTGAAAGTGTATTTTCAGGATATGCAATGTTGTTCGTAACATTGTCTGGAGTTAATTCATACCCCCGTTCTGTATTGAAGATCCAGCCTTCTGCTTGGACTTGTTTGTTAACCTCCCGAAGAGTTGTCAGTGCAATAGAGACTTCGGGGTTTTGAAGATCTAGCGTAGTGACAGGGGCCTGTCCTACAGAGGTCAGTATTTGATTGACAGCATCCAGTTCGGTGGACACAGCATAAGTAGCAGGCATCTCTATCTAAGAGGTAAATAAAAAAAAGGGACTCCGAAGAGTCCCCGTATTGATACAAGAATCAGGAGAATGCGGTGGGGGCAGTTGCCGTACCAGCAAACAGCTCCACACAAGCAGACGGATTCAGGTAATCAGCACCCATAGCCAGGCGACCCACAATCACGTCACCTTGATACAGGATGGAAGCGTCACCGCTGGTGACTTGAACCTGAGGGCCAATGGCCTCGACCACACCAGCAGCTTCACGTTGGAAGATCAGGCCACAGCTTGCGTCAAACGCAGCAGCTGCGCCATAGTTCTGCTGAGGACCGAAGCTACCCGATGCAACAGCTGTAGCGGCTTCAATCGACGGGTTCACAAAGGAACCAGTGTTTTGAGGAGCGGTCACACCAGTGGTGCCGCCATAGGCAGTACCGTACTTGCCGAGGAACGGAATGTTCATCGACTTGTAGATCTTAATGCCGGCAATCTCAATAATGCCTTGGCCAGACTGCAGAGCAGTGCCTTGGACATCACGATTCACCAGACCGTTTGTACCGACTTGCTGAATCAGCTCGTAGTACTGGCGAGGGTTAAGGACAGCCACACGCCCATCGGAACTCACACCCTTTTCATCAAGGGCTGCAGCAGCGTCGTAGAACGCATCGATAAGGGCAGTGGGGTTAAAAGCATCAGACTGGTTAACAGTAGAGCCAACACGGATCTGAGTACCACCAGGCTCCACAAAGCTAGCGGCAGTTACAGGGCTAGCTTGACGAGCACCTTTAGCGATAGCACGGAAGATCAGGCGGTCATACTTCTCAGCGAGGGCATAACCAATCTTGCGGCTGATTTCACCACGCAGATCGTAATGAGCCAGCACTTCATCCAGCTCATACACAAAAGCAGAGCTAATCAGAAGGTCGTCACAAGTGATGGTCTTTTCAGCCACCGGAGGAGTCTTGTCGGTGTTACCGAGGATGCTGTTACCAGGAGTGTGGTACTCAGCAGTGGTGCGTCCCGTGTAAATGAATTGGAGACTCTTGCCACCCTTGAGGGTGCGCTTCATCACCAAGTCACGAGCAATGGCATCCCGTTGGAAGCCTTTGAACATTTCACCTGAAAAAAGCTTCAGGTACAGAGCACGATTGTCGCTGGCAAGGTTGTTAGAACCGCCAAACGTAACCTGTGCGGGGTTAGTAGCAGATTGATGAGCCATTGTTTTGAGAGAAACAAATAGTTTTACGTTCTCTCCAAGCTTGGAAAATTTTGTTGCTTTATTGTTGTCTGTCTCTCCAGACCGTCATGACGGCTAAAGGGTATCCGCGTACGGGCCAATAGCCAAGACTCAGGTGAGGAGTTGCACCTCACATCTCTAGGCTATGTGCCTAGCGTTCTTCTATTTAACTACTGAGTTGTTTGATCAACCGATAACTGGAGCTGTATGAGCGGCCAGATCCAGCGGGAAGTTGTGAGCG